CGACGAATAGCCTCGTATGTGCTGAGTTGGGGCTTGTTCCTAGCTCTTCTTTGGATAAGCTTCGGAAGGCAACTATACAATGGGTACTACAACCCCTAACAGAAAACCATACTGATAAATATTTAAGCAAAAAATTTTGGCTGGATGCGAGCGATCAGTTAATGTATCAGGGTAAAGCCCCGCAGTTTTCTGACACCAAAGCAGCTCGTATGCCAGCGTTCTTTGAACATGCAAACACAAATCTCCCACAGTACGCTTAGTTTTCATTCAGAGAAACTAAAGAAACTGGTAGAGGATTTAGATACTAAGTTCGCTTGGTATCCCATCCACCCCAAGGAGGATATAGCCTCCATCATGTACCGTTCTGGGCAACAGGATGTGGTACAATATATTAAATCTATTTTAGAGGAATAAATTATGTGCGGAGGAGGAGGACCATCTCCTATGCCTACACCACAGCAGATACAACCAAGACAGCCTGACCTAGTTAGAGCTTCTAGACTACCAGAAAGTAGAGACGTTGTAGACGCTGATGAAATTGCAGGCGTAGAGTATGGACAAACACAGCAAAGAGATACAACTCGAGGTGCTGCAAAGAGAACAGGAACTGACGCTCTTAAGATTAACCTAAACACAGGTTCAACAGGCGGATCAGGAACTGGAGGATTAAATGTATAAGGCTAAGGAACGATACAGTCAGTTGTCATCAGGTAGATCACAGTTTCTAGACATGGCGATTGAATGTTCTGAACTTACCTTACCATATCTCATTACAAGAGATGATAACTACAAAGGCAGACGATCACTCCAACAACCTTGGCAGTCAGTCGGAGCCAAAGCGGTAGTTACCTTGTCAGCCAAGCTGATGCTAGCTACACTACCACCACAAACTAGCTTCTTCAAGCTACAAGTCAGAGACGACAAGCTAGGTGAGACACTAGATCCACAGATGCGTACTGAGTTAGACTTATCTTTCTCCAAGATAGAGAGACTGATAATGGATTACATAGCTGCATCCAATGACAGAGTGGTCGTGCACCAAGCACTCAAACATCTTATTGTGTCTGGCAATGCTCTTATATTTATGGGCAAAGATGGATTAAAACATTACCCATTAAATAGATACGTTGTAAACAGAGATGGTAACGGTAAGATAATAGAAATAGTTACTAAAGAATTAATTAGTAGAAAAACATTAGGCATTGAACAGCCTAAAGATGACCCCGTAACAAACAGCGAGGGTCCATACGAAGACGACGCTGAAGTGTACACTTGCGTTAAGATGGATGAAGGCAGCGGACGCTGGAAGTGGCATCAAGAGGTAGACGATATGATTCTACCCGGTAGCCCAAGCACAGCTCCCAAGAACGCTTCTCCTTGGTTAGTGCTTCGATTCAATACAGTAGACGGTGAGGATTATGGTAGAGGTAGAGTAGAAGAGTTCCTTGGAGACCTTAAGAGTCTTAATGGATTAGCTCAGGCTCTAGTAGAAGGTGCTAGTGTAGCAAGTAAGGTTGTCTTTCTTGTGTCACCATCAGCTACAACCAAACCACAAACCCTAGCCCAAGCTGGCAACGGAGCTATCATACAAGGTAGACCAGAAGACGTAGGTGTAGTACAGGTTGGTAAGACGGCAGACTTTGCAACAGCAGCCAACCTTGCAGCTACAATAGAAAAAAGAATACTCGAAGCTTTCTTGGTTATGAACATCAGGAACGCAGAGAGAGTAACAGCAGAAGAGGTACGCCTGACACAGCTTGAACTAGAGCAGTCACTCGGCGGAATCTTCAGCTTGATTACGGTTGAGTTCTTAGTACCATACTTAAACAGAACTCTACTTATATTACAGCGTACCAATCAGATACCTAAGCTACCTAAAGATGTAGTAAGGCCGAAGATTGTCGCTGGTATCAACTCACTAGGAAGAGGACAGGACAACGAAAGCTTGACTAGGTTTATGGCTACAGTAGCACAGACACTAGGACCAGAAGCTCTTGTTAAGTTTGTTAACCCAGCAGAAGCTATCACAAGACTAGCAGCAGCACAGGGTATAGATGTTCTTAACCTAATCAAAACTCCAGAACAGTTACAACAAGACCAGCAGAAACTTATGGGTATGCAGAGTCAGATGGAACTTGTTAAGCAAGCCGGTCAGTTTGCAGGCACTCCACTTATGGACCCTGAGAAGAACCCAGACCTTGCAGATCAAGCATCAGGTGTAGCTAACATAATAACTGGAGGGTTACAACAACCACCACAAGAATAACAATGGCAGAAACATTTACAGTAGATACTACACCACAAACAGAAACAGTACCAGATAGTTTAACAGCTGAGGAGCAAGACTCCTTAGCCGTTGGCGAGAGCATGGCTCAAGAGCAAGAAACTTTACTAGCTGGTAAGTATAAAAATGCTGAAGAGCTAGAAAAGGCTTACAAAGAACTAGAACAGAAGCTGGGATCTAATGAACCAGAGGCTGAGGCTGAACCAGAAACTGCGGAAGCTGAAGACACTACTATAGAAAAGGAACTTGCTGAAGGTTACAAAGAGGATGGTACAGTAAACTATTCCAAAGTAACTGAAACATATGGTAGTGAAATATCTAGTGTGATGGAGAAAGCCGGTGTAGATCCTTGGGCTATCAGTCAAGAGTTTCATGATAACCAAGGTCAATACACACCAGAAATGGTAGAGCAGTTAACAAAAGCAGGCTTCTCTGAAGCTGCTGTTAAGTCCTATTTCGCTGGACGCTCTGCTGAAGCTGGCTATACAAGTAAGGTGGCAGACATATCTGAAACACAGATAGCTGACATCCAAACAAAAGCTGGAGGAGCAGAGACCTACAAGAACATAGTAGGTTGGGCACAGCAAAACTTAAGCGAACAATCTATTACAGCGTTTGACAATGTTATCAACTCTGGTACAATAGATGAGATTAACTTTGCTGTAGCTGGACTCAAGGCTCAATATGACAACGCAAACGGATTTGAAGGTACAATGTTAACAGGTAAAGCACCGGCATCTACATCTAAAGATGTCTACAGAAGTCAAGCAGAGCTGGTAGCAGCAATGAGTGACTCAAGGTATGATAAAGACCCTGCCTACAGGCAAGACGTTATCGAAAAACTAGACAGATCAGATTTGGATTTCTAATTATGCCCAGAGGTACAGGAACTTACGGTAGTAAGAAAGGTAGACCGCCAGCTAAGAAAAAGGGGAAGACGAAAGTCAACCCAAAGCTCGCAAAGCTGCCTCCAAAGGTTGCGGCTGCAATCACTAAAAACATGAACAAGAAGAAGAAAAAGTAATGACTTACAAAGGTAACAGAAAGACACCTAATCAACGTAGGAATCAGAATATTAAGAAAGATCCTAAGATGAGCGGTGGTACTACAAATGAAAAATTTAAACCTATACCTACTCCCGGTCCTTTTGTTACCCCTGACACAGATTTAAAAGGACAGCCAATCTTTGAACGTCCACAAAGTCAGGAAGAAAAAGACATGACACCAATAGGTGGCTTTGCTTCTTCAACTGGTAGAAACATGCTGAGGATATTACAATTTATCCCAGCTGCTGCCGGTTCATTCAGAGAGATCTTGAGTATAGGAGGTAGAATTTAATGGCAGTCAAGAAAAAGAATGTCAGCCTTAAGATGGGCAAACATAAGTCTCGCTCAGGCGGACTAACAGCAGCCGGTAGAAAGAAGTACAATGCTGCTACCGGCTCTAACCTCAAGGCTCCACAGCCCGGAGGTGGTGCACGTAAACGTTCTTTCTGTGCTCGCATGAGTGGAGTAAAAGGACCAATGAAAAAACCAAACGGCAAACCTACACGTAAAGCACTCGCTCTACGTAAGTGGAAATGCTAGTGATCACGCACTATTATAGAGAGGCACATGGCTTACACCATAGATATGGACGGACAGATTTCCAGAAATAAAGATGAAAGAGTAGCTAAAGCTAAAAATATATTTGGCTCTACTGATGCTCTTGATGAACAAGAGAAAAACAAAAAGTATTTAGAGAACATTAAGAAACTAAAACGTAAAGGTAAACTTTAATGCCAGCTAAAAGAGGACTGTATGCAAACATACACGCCAAGAGAAAGCGTATCAAAGCTGGCTCTGGTGAAAAAATGAGAAAGGTGGGTTCTAAGGGCTCTCCCACCGCCGCTGCTTTTAAGAAGTCAGCGAAAACAGCAAAACCTTACAAGAAAAAAACCACCAAGAAAAAGAAATGACAGATAAACTAATTAACATTTATCCAAATGAGACTCCACCTAGAGTCATTCCAAATTATCCAATT